TTATGGCTTTTTTTGCTTCAAGCTGTATAAGTAAGGAATCTACCTTGTGTTTTATTTTTCTGTTAGCTATCTTTTCCAACATATCCTGCAACGCATCACGTTGTTTGATAAGCTCGGCAACTGTCAGAAACCGGTCGTTACCGCAATCAGGACAGCAAATAGGGGAATCAGCACCAAGCGTATCATAATCATCGCTGTTTAATTGGTGCATTACTAACCCACAAGAGCATATATCGACTGTGTTTATAGTCTTTCTTTCTTCTTGTTCCATTTCACATTCTCCTTGAAAAAACAATTTTCTATACCAGTCTTTGTGAAACATTAAAACATTCCGGGAAAATTGACGTTGCCACTTGCATCAAAAGCCTCTTGTAAATGATCGCAGATTTCTTCAAGCTGATCTATGGCCTCTTGGAGTCCTTCGGCTTTCGCACTATTTTGTAGGTTTTCAGGCATATTTTCAAGCCACAATTCGAGCTCGTCCTTTAGGCGCTCAACTTCCATCTGTGCTGATTCTACCGATTCCATTTCTGTGCTTAATCTTTTTGCTCTACTCATAATCTAACTCCTTTTCATTTAAAGTTCTGAAAGCTAACTTTGCTAATATACTTCGTCTCTGATGTCCATATCAGCAAACTTGCTTCTAACTTTTTCTTGCCAATCTCTCATAGCGTTAGCGTGGTTTTTAACGGCTTTAATAACTACAGGATCGCAAGCAGGGTGTATTTCGCTTATAGCAACATACATATCAAGCAAAATAGGGGCAATTGCGTCTTGTCCTCTGAGTAAAAAGACAGGTTCGTCATCCGGTATGCGGTTTGCATTATCTTGAATACGTTTGTTGTAATCATCCCTTGCATGTAACATTTTGTTTCTCCTGTAATGTTTTGAAAGCTAACTTTGCTGTTGTCGGAGCAATTCAGGACGTTTGTAAGTTAAAGGTTTTACTCCTCTGCCTTTTGAATCAATTACAATGCTATCTAATGGACATATTTGAGCGATCTTCTTGCCGCAATGTGTAATTATAATCGTTTCGCCATGTTTCCAAACTTGATGATATATCCACTCTCCAGGTTCACTTCTTAATTCCATCATCGTAATTGTTTTCATGTCATTTTCCTAACTTTCGCAAAAAAGAACCGACCCCGCAAGCTGTATCGCAGATCAATACGGAAGAGGCGCATAGAAATGCCTTGCAAGGCCGATCGTTAGTAAATTGATTAAATCCACGATACATACTTATAGTATACACTATTTTGGGACAGATGGTTGTAAAAACTTGAAAAATAAGAAAAATATTTGCTTCGATGCACTTTTTGGGCTAAAAATGGGGGTAAGCAAAAAGGTAAACAAAAAATAAAAGAATTTATTTGACTTTGCATCGTTCTTGATGTATACTTAAGGTTTTATAGCCGGTCCCCGTACAGCTTCGGCGATGCGGGTTTATTAACGTTTTACCGCAGGGTGGAGCAACGGTTGGCTCGTCGGCCTCATAAGCCGGAGATAGTTGGTTCGACTCCAACCCCTGCAATTGACAATTTAGCTGTCAAAAGATAGTGGCATAAAATGGTAAGTTGTTTAATGAAAAAGGTTAAGCTCGCCAATTTTGGTGTCACTTTTACCGACAATTAAATACTTCGCCCTGCCACAAGGATGTGATATGGAATCAACAAGCGATTGTCTGATACGTTTAGCGAGGGAAATTGAAGAGCCTTGCGACACAAACAAACTACTTAGAATTAGTCGGGAACGGTGTCCGGACGGACGATCTTCCTCAATGTACACATATCAACATAAAAGACGAAAAATCAGAGCAGAACGGTTGCTTTTTTGATAATAGGATGAATTAAGCAGGTTATAGGGGAAGGCAAACTGAGATATAAAACGACAAAAGCAGGTCAGACTTGGGTAACGGAGTCTGTGTCGAGACAAACCCGGACATGTGATGGGTCATTTCTCAGTCAATACCTAAACATATAGGGCATGTGATAAACAAACCCTTTGCCTATCCTATTAGAGTATCCGGCAGAAACTGCTTGCAATCAAGTAGGTCAAGAAGATGTCAAGAGAATATCAAGATTTAATAACATTCGCAAGAGGGCTGTAAAATGGTGCTAACACAAACAAAAGAGCCGGCATTGGTCGAAACCCGTAAAAGGTGGTTTCCAAACACTTGCGGGGTATGTAAACATTTTTATCCTGCAGGATTAGATGAACCAGATGACCCGCCATTTTGTGCGTTAGACAGTCGAACAGTAGCGATATATCAAGTATGTGGAGATTGGCAGCGATACCACGGAGAAGCCCTAACAACAACTACGAACGGTAAATAAAATGGCGTTAAGGAGAACTTGGAATAGATATTGTGGAGATTGTGGCCAAGATTTAACCGGACAAGCTACTAATTCGCATATTTGGATAAAATCATGTGAGTGCAAACCGCCAATTCCAGGCCCTTTGCCCGCACCGAGGATGGTGAAGCTCTCTAATTTGATCGATAATAAAAGAACCTAACAGGGCGAAAGACAATATATCAAAAAATGCCAAAATGCCGGTGTTTAAGTGATAGCTCTTTTATGCTCTTAGTTTGAGCTTAAGTTAAAATAGACGATAAGCCGGTGGCGGAACCGGCATAAAGTAAGGAGGATTTATAAATCAACAGGCCGCGTGCCTCTTTTTATTAGACATAAGCAGTTTGTGTAACTGTCGCCCTGTTGTCTATCTTTCTTTTTGCCTGAATAAACCTACGGCAAATTCTCTAAAAACCCCGCCCCAGTTCCGATGAGGAGCCGAGACGGGGTTATAAAAGGGTTATCGGGGTTAAGTTTCTGATATTAAGTCATATATTGGGATAGATAGCTCCGAACTTGGAATCCGCCGACCGCTGATAGTGAGTGTATCATTAGCGAACGAAGCCACTACGTCCTTATTGACGCGACTTGTGAACACAAAGCAGAGAATCGAGCCGAACCGGTTTTCTGTCCACTTGAAAATCCGCGTTGCCTTTGTTACCTTGCCTGTATTGTCGCGGTGCGTTACTTTGTACCGCCTTGCCGGCACTAATGCTGTTCCTTTTGGTATCATAATCTGTACTCCTTAATAAATAACCCTTTTTTGGTTAAGTTTTAGCTAATATTTTGTGCTTGTTAATAGTACAGTCGATGCTTGTTTTTAGTTCTCGAAAGCATAATTGTTTGACGAGCTTGCCCGGCATGTGTACGATAAGAACATCCAGGGCATTGTTACAATCAACAAGGCTGTCTAACCTACATTCTGCCAATAAATGTTTTTCTATTTCACCAACTTGCATAATAAACCTCTACTTTCCTTGATTAAACCCTTTTATTTAAACGATACTCAGCAGACAACGCCCGCAAACGTTATTCTGGATTTAGTCTTTTTGGGTCTATTCTGTAATCTTCGCCGGTTACGAACAGGGCATATCTCCAGTCCCACTCTTGAAGACACTCGTTACTACAGATACATCCGTTTTTCATTTAATAATCCTTGACGTTCTTTTTCGGCTATTTTGAGGTCAACACCGAAATAATTAGCAAGTAACAATTCGATCCCTTCGTCTGTTGGGTATAAAGAGTCGGAATCGGAATGAGCCGAATATCGACACAACACCACTTCATGATTGTTTTGTAACCATTCGAGAAATGTCCCGATTATCTGTGATTTATGCTGATTACCCTGCATTTTGTCAAGTTCTGGCGTTTTCATAAAATAACCCTTTCAAAATATTAAACCCTTTTATCGTCTATGTGACATATAAAGTATAACTCATAAAATGACCGATGGTTGTAAACTTGAAAGAATAGCAAGATAATGACTAAAATAATCAGAAATCACTTGACAAACCCCAAAACAGAGGGTAAGATAAATATACAAAGTAGCAGGATAAGAACTAAAATGACAAGAACTAAAACACTATCAGCAAAACATAATGAGTTTATTAACAACCTATTCTTATTGAAGTTTAACGGTACTAAGGCATATGCAGAGACGTACCCTGATTGTAGTGGAAAAACAGCAGAAGTAAACAGCTGCAAGTTACTAAGTAATACCAAGATAAAAGCAGAAATAGAACGCAGAACGGCTGAATTAGCGCAAGAAGCAGGCTGGAACGTTAAAATAGCACTTAAACACCTGAAAAAAATCATTGATCTGTACTTGCATAGGCCTTCTGCGGCCGTCAGCGCCATTGTGGCAGCTAATCGCATGTTTGGTATGGACAAGGACGCCGGCCCCGGCGCAGCCGGCCTGACGATAAACGTCACTACCGACCGTAAAGTCATTGAGAGCAAGGAGATAGAAAATGAATAAATGTTTAATGTGTGGCAAAAAGTGTACTGGCGCATGTTGTAGCGGTGCGTGCCGAGCGAAGCGGTCAAGGTTCATGCGCACGCAGTTAGTACACGCTACGCGCACGGATCAATCAGACCGCACGCAAGCGCACGCGCACGCAGATTCACCCGATACTGCACCATCTACTCAGAACACGGACGAGCAGGAGGCTGGTGAGTCCACGAAGTCAGACGGGATGGACAATGACATGCTTGAGATTGTCCGCGATGAGGAAGAGACGTGGTCGGGCCTTGAACCAGTTGAACAGGCAAACCACTGCCTGCCTGGTGATCCCCAGACTATGTAACAGCAGAGCGCATAGCTGCAAGCCGCAGGTCACGCTCACAGCCGGCACAGAGCCCGCCAGTGTACGAACGCGTTGAGGTACGAGCATGATGTATTTAGTGCAGGAGTAAGCCGCGTGACTGAGAAGATGCGGAAACAGAGAGACTTAGCTAAACAGCGCAACTTTGATTATATCAGGGAGTATAAAGAGTATCATAGGTGTTGTGAGTGCAGTGAGGGTCGAGCCGTGTGCTTAGACTTACACCACGAAGATCCGAACACCAAGAAGTTTACACTGTCCGATGGTAAGTCGCACTCAATCAAGAGCATCAACTTAGAGCTAAAGAAATGTATTGTATTATGTGCGAACTGTCATAGACTACACCATGCACAGGTACAGCACGAGAAGGTGATAAAGGAAGAGAATGAAACAAATACTTTATTTTAAGAGTAAGCCTACCCCACCCCAGGGGTTGGCCTTTGAGGGCGACATTAGGTACTATGTGGAGACTACAACATTACGACTTCCAGCCAAAATATATTCCAGCAACCTAACTAATTGTGGATAAACGAGGACAAGAATGCTCGAAACAGAACATTTTACTGATGAACAAGTTTTTGGCTTGTGCGAAGAATCCTTTAGAAAAGGGACGCCCTTATGGTTTTGTGGCGGCACGTCAGAGCGTGTTGCACAAAATAGATGGGAAGCAGAGAATCTATTTTCTCCCGAATTTCCAAACCCATTTAACCTTATCCCGCAGGGAGGTAGATAATGGATAATTATGAACTTGATACTTTAAGAACTAAGTTGCTTTCTGACGGCTATACAGTAAAATATTTGGATCATGTTTATGCCCGTGGTTTTCTTGTGGATGGTGAGGCGGGCGTAGAATTTGAATTGCGCCGTTTAGACCTTACGACAAAGTTGACAGATATACTTGTGGCCCACTAATTATGGACAAAACTTACGGAGAATTAAGATGGCTGAGGTTTATAATAAAGGGATAATCGGGGTTGATTTAGAGTTGCATGTTGTGGCAAAAACCCCAAAGGGTTCTATGCAATTAACGGGTGGCGACAAAAAGCCGGGAATTTTAAAAATAGGATCGATAGATTTAAATGGCAACCAATTTTCAATAGACGGGCAATGGTTCGATACGGATGATTTTGTATTCACCAAGCCGGTTGCCGTACAAATGGAGAATTAAAAATGATAATGGATAGAGAAAAATATGAAGTGGAGCTAAAGCGTCTTTACGATGACGCTATTAAGGCTAAAGATTTCCGGCTTGCGTTTGATATACTTACTATTGGCAGGGGTGATACGCAGAGGCCGAGTCGTCCCAGACCTCGTTAAAGGAATAGATAATGGCAGACCATCATCACACAAGGAAGCAGGCAAAGCGGATACGGAAGCGGCGTAAGAAGGGCAAGAAGAAATGAAGCGCATTGTGTTTTGTGTTTGTTTTGGTATTTTGATATTTGGTTTCCGATTGCCCCCAATGGTAATTCGGCTAACAGCGCTCTTGGCTTTGGGTATGATGTTTTGGGATTATAGACAAGAAAGAACAAGATGAAACTTAACTACAACAGAAACTCTAAAAAGATAGTCCGGCCCAAAAAGCCCGTTGCCCGGCCTGTGGCTTTTGCCGATACGAATATGATGTTGAATGGGTGTAAAGTAATGGTTGCACATCCCAACGCAGAGTTGGCACAAAAGGTCGCTGTTGAGTTTCGTGATATTTTAGCGTACAATATAAACCGTGCCCGGATTCCGAATTTACAGGATATGTGGAGAAAGCATTTTGAATTATGCGAGAAGGTCGCTTCCGGCGAGAAAGTGTTCGAGGAAAAATTTGATTAGGAGATTTAAAATGAAAAAAGTAATGTTGATCTTGGTATTGTTGATGGCGGGGAGCTCGCAGGGTTGGTGGGGTGGGGATGACGATATTTGTAACCATAAACTTATCGCCGGAGCAACTTGGGATGAGTGTAAAGAGGCCGAAAAATCCAAAGAGTTTTCAGAGTTAATTCCCCCAATATGGTATTACAAATGCGGTTTGTGTAAAAAGGCCATTTTATCCGAAACGGAGTTGAAGGTAGAAGGGTTAATCGAAGTTGGGCAAATATGGAAGCGGACACTTTCTGGTGACAGCCGGAGGGTTCTGGAAGTTGGCCAAAAATACGTTGTTTTTGGTTTCGTCAGCGGCGGGGACGAGAACTATCCCAGTGTTGAGACTAAGACCGAATTTCGCAAAGACTATGAACTTGTAGAGCCTACGGAATCGGAGCTCTTAGTTTTTATCGACAGCAAAACTGTATATTCTGATTTTACCATTACCGCCGACACCGGCACACACATTAAGATTATAGTCGACTCGGTGGATTATGTTATTTCACAAGAACCCGAAAAGGCCTACATTCACAAAAACCCAAACAATGACCATTGGATTTGCTCGAAGCATGGCGACTTAGAATCGGACGATTTTCTTGTATCTTCTTATGCGGCTGTAATATGCTTTGAAGATATTTCTTATTGTAGAAAGTGTCTTTTTGAAGTTTCTGACGGGATTATAAGCCAATATATTATAGGGATAAAACAATAATGGATAAAGTAAAAGGGCTTCGTAAAGCAGGTATTGGATTTGAATGGAAAAATCCAGACAGAACTACGACTAAAAAGGCGTGGAAAGAAGTCTCTCAATGGTTGAGGGTTGCCAGAAATAGAATTGAAAAAAATACTGATTTTGACCAGTTGATAAAAAAGATGACAAATTTATCAGTGATTGGCTATAGCGAAATATTGGTAAGAAAATAACCGCCGGTAATCTGTAATTGGTCGCCGGTTAAAAATTGAATAAAGCAATGATACGGCTATGTAGGAGCCTACATCTTCTACATGGCCGTTTTTGTTGCTTGGAGTATTAAATGTCCGAATGGAACTTAAAACTAACTGAATTTCAAGATGAGTTTTATTACTCGACCGCCCGTTACCCCAATATGACAGCAGCTTGGGCGACAGGAAAAACGATGCTTTCCATAGCTAAAGGCGTCAGGTTGAGCGGTATGTATCCCGGCAATAAAGGACTTGTCCTGAGAAAGAACTATACTGACCTTGCCGACAGTACTATGGCTGACTTCACTGACTATACTGGGTACAAGATAAAGAAACAGTCCAAGACCTGCACTATTCCGATTGCTGGATATCCTTCCTCTGAGATTTTATTTCACCATGCAGACGAGTTAGCGGGTGTCATCCAGAACATCAATTTAGGTTGGTTCTTCATCGAACAGGGTGAGGAATTTGATACCAATGAAGTATTCGAGAAGTTAGGCGGCAGATTGCGCCGGGTACTTACCCCGTTAAAAGAGGTACAGCAACAGCTTGTCGAGGTTGGCGCCTTAGACCGCATAGTAGATGATTTTTGTGAACTCAGTTACGAGGACAGGCTTCGTGCTGAAAGCGGGATCATTTCTATCTTACACCAACCATTAAGGCAGGGGTTTGTCATCGCCAATACGAAAGGGCATAACTGGATTTGGAGAAAGTGGAAAAACAAGGGCGGAAAAGAATACATGATAGACACCTCTTTCGAGGTTAAGAGCTACGAAACCGGCAAGGTCTATGACTACGGCAAATACGCTTCGCTCACCGAGGCAAAGACCGAGGATAATAAAAAGAACATCGCCGCCGATTTCTATGCCGCTTTGATGGCCAAGGAAGAGACGTCTCCCGGAATTTTCCGCAGGTTCGTCCGGAACTCCTGGGAAGAGGCCGACACGGACGATATGTGCATCCCCTATACCTCTATCTTAGAGGCCGTGGACAGGGACGTGAGGGAGTATGGCGACGACCTGATAGTCCTGTCAGCCGACCCCGCCGAACATGGCAATGATAAGTTTATGATATATGTCCTTAAAGGGTATAAGGTCATCGACGAATTAGAGAGGACTAAAAAAGAGTTAATGGAAAGCGTCGGACATATCGTCCTGAAGTACGGCGAACACCACCCCGACGTTATCGTGATAGATGACGTAGGCGTCGGCGCCGGTCCGAGGTCAAGGCTCAGGGAACTGGCAACTGAAGGGGTTATAAATTCACAGATAATGCCGATAAACTACGGACGTGCCCCGATGGACAAGGAACACTTCGCAAAACTAAGGGACCAGATAATCATGTTCGCTGCCCAGTTGTTTCGGGACGGAAGAGTCTGTATTCCCGACGACCAGGAATTGATAGAGGAATTAGCCGCATATTCTTACGAACCGAACTCAAGGGGACAGATCACGGTACATCGCAAAAAAGAGATCAAGGAAAAGATAGGCCGCTCTCCCGACAAGGCTGATACTTTGTTCATGGGATTGTGGGCGGCAAAACGTGGACGGAAACTTGAACTTGTACCGGCAGGACCGGAAGAAGATGAATCTGAGTGGGATGTTTTAGGGTTTGGGTTATAGGAGAAAGAAATGAAAGTATGTGATAAATGCAAAAAGCCTTCAAGATACGATGTAAATATAATCAACAGAGGGGCAAAGTTGCCCTCTGGACTTGTTTCGTGGAATATAAACGTCTGCGAAACTTGCATGGTGGAACTTAATGAAATACTGGAAAAATATTTTGAAGTTCCAGAAGACGAAAAGATTGGACTTCAAGGAGAATGTAAAATGGAAAGTTCCAGAAGTGAATGGCAAGAAATATGGGATAAAATCATCAATGGAGAATTTGATAAGATACTGGATTCTGAATTGATAGAGTGGCTAAAAATGATAATAACCGAATAATAAATAAGGAGTAAATTATGCCTTCTGGCGGCGGTAGTAAAAAGAAAATAATTCCACCACCTATACCCGATCCGATACCTACTGCACCGACTACGGCGGAGTCAGAGATTATCTCACGGCGTGCTGAGGCCGAACGCAAACGCAGGGCGGGTAAAAAGGGACGTACGGGAACTATACTTACCGGCCCGTCTCAATTAAATGAATTACTCGGTGAAGCATAAGGAGAACAAAAATGAAAATAGAAACAAGGACATTTATAGACTGCTCAATACTTTACCCGATGGGTGCAGTTTCCTTCCGGCGAGTATCTGAGCGGGAAATTGTTTGGCAAATAGCCGGAAAAATTAAAGACGATATACTTTGCATAACAATGGTTGATTTTGGGGATATGGAAGACAATATATTTAAGACAGTTTATACCATTCACACCAAAGACAATCTCTGTGAACACAAAGAAGGGCGATTGTGCGATATTGAGATAGAAGACATGTTCGGCACTCGATTTGGTGTGCTTTCCGATAGACCGGGATATTTGGCATGGGAAGGAACCAATATACCTTTTATTAACAAACTTAGGGCTACGCCGAAAAGAGTGCTATTTCCCTTGCATGGAAGTTACGTGGATGTTCCTGGTGTGGAATTACAAGAAGCAGAGGAAGTTTTAAATGCCTGAAAATACATTGGAGCAAAAGAACCGTGCTAAAAAGATTCTGGAACGCCAGAAGATAAAGGAGGCTGTGCGCAAACCTTATGAGGATGGGCTATGGAAAGACATCTCAAGGTTCGTAAACCCCCGCCGTGAGGATATAACGATCTCCAGCATGACACTTGAAAAGGGTAGACGCAGGGGCAAGGATGTTTATGACGGTACTCCGTCAGGCGCGTTAAGTACATGGGCGGATGGTATGCAGGGGTTTATGGTGTCCCGTGCGATACGATGGTTTAAGTCTTTACTCTTTCCTTTGGAACTTAACGATCTTGCAGCAGTTAAGGCGTGGTTACAGGAATACGATGAGGCAATGAGGGAGGAGTTTAGGCGGTCTAACTTCTACGATGTTGTCCCTCTATGGTTCAGGGACGCAGGCTCCATCGGAACCGCTACTTTGTTTACCGAAGAGGATATTGCCGGAAGAAAATCGGTCATCACCTGTGTCCATCCAAGGGAAGTGTTTATATCCGAAGATAGATATGGGTTTGTAGACAGCGTACATAGAAAGTTCCAGAAAACAAATCAACAACTTATCCAAATATTCACAAAAGCGGCGTTCACTGATTCGTTCGTGACCTCGGCAGAAAAAGAACCTGAAAAACCACAAACGATAATTCATGCTGTATTCCCTAACGACGATATAATGCTGGGTAAATCGACCTCAAAGGGAAGTAAGTTCGTATCTGCGTATGTACTTGCCGGCGTCGCACACATGATACGTGAGAGAGGGTTTAAGAAAAATCCCTATGCAGTATGGAGGTTCAGGAAAAACTCCGATGAGATATACGGCTATTCACCCGCAGCGGACGCTATCACCGAGGTATTTTCCTTACAACAATTCGGCAAGACTTTAGTACAAGCCGCACAGATGAGCATTAATCCGCCGAGGAATGTACCTATCGAGATGCGCGGACGGGTAAGGATGTTGCCAAAGGGCAATAACTATTACGATGACCCGCAAAGGGTTATCTCGACAATAAACGCCGGAATAAACTATCCCGTAGGAAAAGATGAGCGAGAGGATGTAAGGCGTTTGCTCGAAGATAAGTACAGGGTGGAATTTTTCAAGGCGTTCATAGGCAGGCAGGGAGAGGCTACCGCCACGGAGATATTAGAGATCAAATCAGAACAGGCGATGCTTATGTCGCCGCAGGTCGATCAATTAACTAGTGAAGGGTTAAATAGACAATTCGATATTATGTCTGCTCTCGCTGATAGAAACGGCAGACTTCCTCCACCGCCCGAAGTGGTAAGAGAGTTTGGTGAAAGGGTCGATGTTGAAAATATCGGTCCGTTGGCACAGGCACAAAAAAGACTATTCAGGATGCAGCCGATACGCAGGGGACTTGAGGAAATTTCTCCGATAGCCGCCATCCGACCCGAAGTACTTGACAGGGTGAACTGGAACGAACTTTCACAGGAAATGCTTGAAGCGTCCGACTTCCCGCAAAAACTTATTTTCAGCGACGATCAAGTAAAAGAGATACAGGATGCAAGGGCGGAAAAACTTGCGCAACAGGAAGCACTCGCTGCCGCAGGAGCAATGGCAGAGGCCGTGCCAAAACTCAGTAAAGACGTCGAACCAGACAGTCCTTTGGCGGCGTTAGTGGGTTCAGTGACGGGAGGTACATAATGGCGAAACACATAACTAAGAAAACTGGCGAATGTTATCAGATGTTTTGTGGTAAAACTTTAATATTTGAAACTGACGACCACACCTATCAACTACCGGATGGGTGGGTATGTCCTGTATGTAATTTGGGCATAAAACAAATTATGCAAGAATTACGAGCAGAATGTCAGGATTGCGGCACAATGACTATGCAGGAGATTAAATGATTGACCCAACCCAAAGAATTTGCAGGGCTTTTTTCTCAAGCTCCGAAGGTAAAGAGGTCTTGGCGCACATGCTTCGCAACGCGAAGTTCTTTGATTATATTACGACACCCGAAGAGCAAGCGGTTGAGAATTTTGTAAAAGAGTTATTATCGGATATTGGCGTATGGAATATGGATAACGCCGATAGTTTTGTAAACTTGTTAATGAATTTACCAGTAATAAAAACCCCAGAAGTAAAGGAAACTTAAAATGGCTAAGAAAAAGAAAACAGTTAAGAAAGTTGCAAAGAAGAAAACTGAAGAAGCAAAAAAAGTCCGTCTTGATCCGGATTATGTATTGGCGCAATTAAAAGAAGATAGAGATACAATGTGTAAACAAGCAAAGCGCATGACTGCCCTTGAAGAACGCCTTAATAAACTCATCACGGCGTTGCAAACGCCAAAAACATTAAAGGGAATATAAAAGACAAAGGAGAACTAAAATGAGTGAAGTTGATTTTAAAGCAATGAAAAACCCTGACCTTGTACGGTACGCAATACAGCAAGGTCATAATGTAAGGGGACTAAGCAGGGAAAGGATATTGGACAAACTAATTGTTCAGCCGCCTAAGTCCATCGCTTTACCTGACGAAGAGGCTACTTTGTGTGCGATGCGGACTTGCCCTAACAGGATACTTGTTAAGACGGTCGGCAGTATTCAGACTGTTTTAGCACCGAAGGATGCACCATCGAATTCATGAAACGAAATAAGGGCCAAGGCAAAGTCTCTGGGAATAAAAACCCATGGCAAAAAACGAGTACAAGTCGAAACAGAAATAAAGGAGAAATAGAATGACTGAAACAGTTTTAACAGACCCTCCAGTAGTCGCAGACCCGTGGGCGGGTGTAGCGAAGGAACTTAGATATAGCGGGGATGGAAACGACCGATTAGCGTGTTTCGGAAACGACACCGCAAAGGCGGGTACGAGCTATCTCGAACTTATGAAACAGCAGAGTACTTCGGTAAAAATCCCTGATGAACACACCTCCGCACCTGAAAGAAGTGCGTTTTACCAGTCAATAGGTTGTCCTAGGGACCCGACAGGATATGAGATCGAAAGACCAACGCTTCCCGAAGGCATGACTTATTCAGAAGAGTTCGAGATGACAATGCGCGGGATTTCGCATGAGGCGGGTATTTCACAGGCACAGATAAAGGTATTGACCAAGGCGTTCAACGAGTACCAGATAAGTACACATAACAAGGACGCGACAGAGGCGGCAAGGATTAACGATGCTCAGGACTTGGCCCTGAAAGAAAAAAAGGGCGGCGATTATGACAAGTTTTGTGCGGTTGTGGAACGAGGATTTGTGGAACTTATACCCAGTGAGGAACTTCGCACTCAATTTGCGCAACTTATCGAGGAAAAGGGGCTGAAGAACCATCCCATATTTACAGAGGTATGGGGCACCGTATCCGAAAAACTGCTTGACGATACTTTAGTAAGAGGAAATCTGCCGGTCGATGACAAGGACTATAAACCTGCTTCACCCAATAGTCCCGAAATGTATAAGAACCCAGAAAGCGAACCAGATCAAAAAGCACATGACTGGTTTGTAGCAAGGGGACACGTATATTAAGATAAAATAAATATTTGTCTCCGCAAGGATAAAGGCAAATTATATAAATTTTGGATAACCCGCAAGGGCCGAATGTAAACTTGTAAGACAAGTCGTTTACTCGGCGAAAAGAGCAGTAGCAGCCAGCAAGACTGGATAACTTCTACGACTAAGTGAATATTAACTTAATTTTAGGAGTTTTATTATGGCTACTAATGCTGTAAGAGACAGAGAAGGCCTTTTGACCGCCGCAAGGATGTCTCATAACAACGAGATAATCGACGTTGCGGAAGTATTAAATGAGACCAAGGACATTCTTGCCGATGCGTTTGTTATGCAGGCGAATGATTATACGTCTCATGTAGTTTCACGTAGAACGGCATTACCCGGCTCTGAATGGGTCAAAGTCGGTAACGGATGGGACGCAACTTCCGGTTCTCTCAATCAGGTCAGAGAGACTATCGGAATGGTGAAGTCAAGATACCTGTGTCCCGAAGATGTAATGCGAATCCAACCCAACAAGGACAAGTTCCGTTCCCAACAGGAGCGTGCCCATATCGAGGGCATGGGTCAGGAAGTTGCAAATACCCTGATGGGTAATTGGTCAGCTGGTAACTTGACACAAGACCCTTCTGAAGAGTTTGCCGGGTTCTCGCTTAGGTATCCAAACCTTGGAACCGCTGATTCCAACTATGTTATCAATAACGGCAATGGTTCCGGCAGCGATAACACTTCGATCTGGTTTGTTCAATGGGGTCCGGGCAGGGTCTTTTTGACCTATCCACGTCATTCAACACAAGCGGGATTAAAGAAAGATGACAAAGGACTTGTCTATACATTAGGTGATAATGCTTCCGGCACAGCGGCTCAGAGAAACAAACAGTTGTGGGCGTTCATCACTGAGTTTAGTTGGGATGTAGGACTTGTCATCGAAGACACCCGTTCTGTGAAACGTCTTTGCAACATAGATTCCGTATCGACCGAGACAAACACTCTTGACTATGACAAAATCATCCAGATCAGGAACAACTTCAGGGGCAACGATACGATCTTTATGTATGTTAACGAGACCGTCTTTACACAACTTGATATTTTGGCAGTTGACAAAACTAATGTCCACTACGTGCCCGATGGCCCGTTTGGCAAATCACAATTATTCTTCCGAGACATGCCTGTAAGACGCTGTGACGCCATTACCGATGTCGAGGCAGTAATTACTTAAGGAGTAACAATTATGGCTATATTTGATGCAATGTTTGAACTTGACGATGCTTTAGACCTCAGTACACACACTGCTACTGAAGTTGAGCCGTCAACAAATGTTATTAATTGGGGTGCATCAGACCTTGAGATGGGTGCTGGGGAGCCGTTGTATTTGAATGTAAGAGTTGCAACGGCGTTTGGAAGTTCTGGTTCCGCAACACTTAAAGTTGCCCTAAAACGTGAAACCGATGGCACGATAGACACAGACTCTACTACTATCTGGGAAACTAATGCAATACCAGTTGCTACTCTTGTGGCTGGTTATCGGATTATCCGTATGTCACTACCGTACAACGTGGACGAAGATCAATATACAGGTCTACTGTATACGATTGGAACGACAGCCATGACAGCTGGAACTGTAGATGCCTGGATTGACCATGGGCCACAGTCAAGTTATGACACACAGGTAAGCGAGTCTAATATTTAACTAAAGGAATAACTGTATGAAACTTAATGATGCTTTTGTTTTAGTTGGATGCCCGTTATCGCCTACTTTTCGAGCCGATGCGAGATTGGTTGGTGCATTAGAGTCATGGCGGTCAAAAAACGTGATAACGTATTATCCGTCGTCTGGCGCAACAGAAATTGGGTATGATATGATTGTTAATTTCGCTAAAAGGATAGAACCAAAACCAACACATATCCTATTTGTCGATTATGATGTTTTGCCAAGAAGTAATACACTGAAAAAACTTCTTGAACACGACAAAGACATCGTATCAGGCGTGTATCCAGCGATAAAGAAATTCAAGATGTCGTGGTGTCTGTCAAGAAAAGAACCATTTAAATTAATGGAAATTGACGATTTACCTGACAACCCTTTCAAAGTCCATATCGCTTGTAATGGGATGTTATTGGTAAAGATGGAAGTTTTCGACAAAATTGAATGGCCCTACTGGAAAACAGAATACTTCACAGATGGAGCAAAAACAGGGGCCGACATCTATTTCTTCGATAAAGCAAGAGCGGCGGGTTACGACTTGTGGGTTGATCCGAAAGTTAAGTGCGGTCATTTTAAGATGGTTGATTTATTAGGCATTGTAAACAATTTTGTTATGAAAGGATAAAACAATGAAACGATTAAAATTTTTAGTTCTGCTCTTCATTGTTCTTGCGGCCCGTCCGTGTTTTGGTGCGTTTACTGAGAGCATTGATAATAGGAAGACCTATAGACACGCTTACAGGTGGACGGCAAAGCCCAAGGATAAACTTCATGACTGGGCAGCAGAAGTTGAAGACAGATTAACAGGTGCATCGACTATTGAGTTTACGTATTATAGCCCGACAGATACCGAACCTGCGGCGAACGCAGGAACACTTTATTACGACCTGTCCGAGAATAAGCCTAAATATTACAATGGCAGTTCTTGGATCGCGATAGAGTCAGGTTCTGCTGGAAACAGTTTGGATGGTGCGTATGATGTAGGAAATGCCATTACAGTTGACGGAAGCCCGGTTACATTGACTACAAGTACGGCTTCCGGTATTACAGCGTTAGATATTGACCACGGTGGAAATAGCAATAACAATGATGCTTTTACTATCGCTATGGCCGGTTCCGGTGATGGTATTCAGGTAACTAACGAGGATACCGATAGTGTTGCAATGCGACTTATCGCCGCTGCATCGCAGACAGTATCTCTTGCTGTATTGGATGCCTCTACAAATAACTGGATTGGCGCAGATGATGTCGGGTTAGTACATATCCAGAGCGACACCGCTCTTACTGACAATGGCGCTTCGTTGTTGGTTGTTATCAATACCACCGGTCGTCCTAAAGATAATGCAGAGGGCTTTTTGGCGAGATTTGTCGATACGGGTACAGCAAGAACGACCGCTCACGCCGTAGAAATCGAAACAACAAATACGACACCTGCGTTAAAGTTGAATAACCTGTTTACTGTTACAGGGGCCGATAGTGCCGGTACGTTAGTTAAGATTACAGGTAACGACTCGTCCGGTAACTCTGATACAATGACGATCAACCACGATGGTACATCCGCCGGATTGAAAATTACCTGTGATTCAGCTACGAGCGTAGCGTTGGAAGTCGCAACAGCGGCAAGCCAAACTACAACTGCCGTACTAATTGACGGTTCTACCGGTAACTTCATCGGTGCGAACGATGTAGGTATGGTTCAAATAACCAAAGACACTGCATTGACCGATGCTGGTTCGACTTTACTGCTTATTACCAATACGGCACAACCCGTCGCTTCGGCAGAGGGATTTTTGGTTCGACTCGTAGATACGGGGACAGCGACAACCACGGCTTACGCTATGGAAATCGAGACCAAGAATACCACGCCTTGTTTGAAGTTGAATAACGAATTAGTTATTGCCGGGGCCGATGGTTCCGGAACACTTCTGACAGTAACTTCAGTTAATGCCACTGGTGACGCTGATGGTATAGCAATAACCCATTCTGGTTCCGGTGATGCTATACAGATCACACCTACTGATGTGGATTCCGGCGGTATTAATATGGTAGGCAAAGCTGCCGGTGTTGTTCCGTTAGTTATTCTGGATAGTGCCACTAACAACTGGGATGGTGCGGATGATATAGGCCAATTATTCATTGATAACGACGATGCCTATGTCCATGCAGGAGCATCAGCAATAGTTGTCACGGACAGTTCTACACCAATTTCCGCAGCGGAAGGGTTCCTTGCAAGGTTTGTTCATTCCGGCACAGCACAAACAAATTCGTCTGCTGTCGAGATCGAAGTACCTGCTACCCAACCGGCATTGGCTATGAATGGAGTTTTATCCATAGCTGGTCAGAACAATATCGCTGCTGTCCTCGTTCAGATAACGGGTAATGACGGCGGTGGTAATCAGGATGCTATGACAATCAACAATGAGGGAACTGGTGACGGGCTTCAAATTACTTGCGACGATGTCGACACAGTGGGACTCAATGTAATTGCTGCTACAAGTCAGACAACTTCACTTGCTAAATTCGATGGTGCAACGGGTTCTTATCTTGGTGCGCAGAATGTAGGTATGATTCATGTAACCAGTGATGGTGCATTGGCTCACGTCGATTCAAGTTTGATGTACATTGCTAACAGTGGTGTTCCACAGGATGATGCCAGGGGTACTTCCCTTAGAATTGTCGATACGGGTAACGCTTCTGCCGGTACTGCCGGTTATTCAGTATATATCAAAACCGATGATGCAACTATGGAAGCACTATATATCGACGAAGGTAATGTATTGGTAGACGAAGAAATCGTGGCCGGCGTTGGCGTCCAAAGCAGTGCTACGGCAAGAACTGCAACTGCAGGTGGGGGAAGTACCGGTTTAATCGCTCGTAATACTCGACATGTAACCATTACGTGCGATGATGCAACCAAGCAGATTAAACTGCCTGCACCGATAGTCGGTATGAAAATTACTCTTGTTACACCGGCTCTCGGCGTGGAACTTATTGCTACTGGCTCAAGCGTTAAGGTTAATGATGTTATAGTTAGTGCAACCAACGAGGCGGCTTTGGTTGCCGATTCTCATTACGAAGTAACGTGCGTATCTGCAACAGAATGGATTTTGGTTGGTTATGATAAACTTGGAGCTCATATAGCACCTATAGTACCAGATTCGTTGTAATTTAATAGGGGTGGGACACGTTGTTTCGCCCCTAATTTTTAACCTTTTAAGGAGAATTAAAATGAGAGTTGATGTGAACATGAAGAAGATCGTGGCCTTATTGGTCTTACTGGCCGTTATCTGCGGCGGCGTGTGGTGGTACGCAGATACCGCGCCACAGCGGAAGGCGAAAGCTGAAATTGAGACTATGATAAACTTTGTTCAACGGCAGGCGCTGGAGATAGCAATTATTGAGCAGTCGTCTAAGTTGCAAAATTATAAACGGCAGATAGCGGAAAACCAAAAGGCACAGGTTTTGATCTCTGAACCAGAAGAAGGTGAATAGATGTCAACAAAAGCTCAGATAATAAACAAAGCGATGATTGACTTAGGTGAAAAAATCCTCACGGACGCTGATGTAGCTTCGCCTTCGACTAATCCGGCTAAAGTAGCAATCGCTTCGTGGGATATAATTTTACCTGAAATGCTTAACACCGGCCCGGAAGAGGGTTGGAAGTTTGCGGTAAGAAAGTTCCACGGAATTGACAGGGATTCTATTACCATTGCCTCAATAGCCCAGAACGGCACGGATATTACAATAACCGGAACTCACACGCTTTTAGCGGGCGATATGGTATTGCTTGAAGACACTAGTTACGATGATACATACGATGTGAAAGCTATTTCTACTACGGTATCGTTTGATGTTACGGCAACTTTTGTTGCTACCGGTACTGGAACGGCAAAATGGACATCGGAGGAATTTGCATATAGGTTTGCACGTCCTACAAGCACAAGAGTCGTTAAAGTCAGTGTTGGGGGTATAGAAATTACCGACTGGAAAAGGCAGGGCGAATATATCTTAACAAATCAGGAAGATACGGAAGTGGACATGGACTATATCTTACATGCAGACGATGTAACGATTGGTAATTTTCCACCTCACTTTGTAGATGTGATGTGGAGGCGCCTGTCGGCGGCGCTTGCTTTCGATCTCGTCCAGAACCGTGAACTGAGCGATAGCAAACTTAATGTACTCGAACGGATATACATTCCACGCGCGATAGGTATGGATAATCGTGAAACATACGAAAAAGAATTTGATAACAGTTGGCAGGAATTTGGACATTGAAAGGAGTATATTATGACAGCATCAGCAGGGGCGGTTTCCACTACTGTAGATAAGAGAAGTGGAACGCAGAACAATTTTCAGGTATGGGAAAGAGTCACCGTATTTACTCTTGTCAGCGGTAATACAACAGGTGCAGCGACGCTTCCCATAAATGGGTTGTTGCAAAAAATAATCGTTAAACTAACCGACATGCAGGGCGCAGAGGGCACTTTGGATGTGTCTTTGACCGATAATGGCGATAACACTATTTTTTCGGTAACAAATTTAGCCGAAAGCGCAACATACCAGTACAGTGTTAATGAACCGTTTTCGCACGAGATAAACATAGCGTTAGTGTTTGACAATCCAGGTGCTGGCGCGACAGTTACAGTTACTTTGAGGGGAATATAAGCTTTGAAAAGATGTACTAAATGCAAGAAAAAATACCCACGAACCTTGAAGTATTTTCCTCCAGCCGAAGATATGGTTGATGGAATGTCGTCTTGGTGTAGAGAGTGCGCGAGAGAGTGTAGTAGGATTTTAATGGCAAAATACCATAAAACACAAAAAGGACGAACCGTTGTGGCAAAAGCAAAGCGAAAATATAAAAAGACCCAAAAAGGTAAGGATAAGACCGTAAGCGATAATATGAAGTGGCGTTATGGTATCACCCTTGCTGAATACGACGAAATGTTTGAGACACAAGATGGTGTATGTGCGATTTGTGAACTACCATCAATAAATTGCCGCCTCTCTGTTGACCATGACCATAAGACTGGAAAAGTCAGGGGATTATTGTGCCACCCGTGTAATATGAGTTTAGGGGTATATGAGAAAAGGAAAGATAAATTTGAAGATTATTTGAGGGGCATTTAGAATGAAACTTAGATTTCTACCACCTCAAGTATCAGAAGCTTCGGAAGTTCTGCATCTGAAACTATGGGAAGGGACTATCTTTGATTATTCGTTAAGCGGGTTTGCCGGTACTTTGTCCGGTGGAACTGGCACACCAACGTCTGTCTCGCCTGCGTTTGATTTTATTGCCGCTAACACTCAGTATATAGACATTGGCACAGGACCATCTATTGTAAAAACTATATCGCTGTGGATAAACCAAAATGACGTAGCTGGGAACGAATACCCGATAGATTTGAACGGAACTGATTACCTGTCTGTCGAATCCGGTGTCGTAACGGTCAATGGTCTTGCAGGGCATATTTTATATGTAGACGGTGTAGCCGGAACAAGTGGGGTAACAACGATTGATGCAACATATCATCTTATAACAATAACAGATACTACAGAGAATGACGCAACCGATCTTGATATAGGACGCGCTGACATAGGTCCGGCAGTTTACTATGACGGTTTAATCAGTGATGTCAGATTGTATAGTGTTGTCAGGACCGCTGCACAGATAAAAGATTTTTATAACCAGACAAGGTGGCGTTATGGCGCCTAATATACTTGGTACAATATCGCATAAGATAAACGTCGCGCGTCTTGAGGCGAACGAAGATGCTTCGCCCTTAGACCTGACTACGGCGGGAGATTTTGCGAGTAAACCTCCCGGTGTGCTTGACCTGTTTGAAAGAAGTGTATTTACGACCGACAAACAGGTAACTCCGGTCAAGGCTGAATTAGTGCCGAATGGTATCGAGTTCTATTTTTCAGGCGGCAATGCGGCGGCAAAGACGTTTACATGGAAACTATACGCATGGCGTAATGAAAACGGGCCAGCCAAATATGCCGCTACGGGAACGGGCGAGTTAGGTACTCAGGCATTAGTTAAATATCCACATGATCCTGAAGCCGTGGCAACGAATAAGTTCTGGGCCGATAAAATAGTGATAACATGGCACAACTGGCCGAAAGAAATAGAAACCACGGACGAAGACGGAAACAGCAATAGTGTAGGTAGTTTGTGGATGGATGATGCGGGATACAGGTATTGGTGGATTGAGATTGCCGATGCGGACGGTTCGACGGGAACCGAAGCAGGAGATGTAGCAGTCTGGTGGTCTTACTGGTGACTTTATGAAAACGAAAAAGAAATGTATAATAATCATATTGTGGTTACTTGCACTGACAGGCGTATTACTTGCGGTTAAAACATTTAAGATAATCCAGACTTTCAACGCAGGTGAATTAAGTCCACTTATGGATGCTCGCATGGACCAAGCTAAGTATGTCGCCGGGTGCAGGACGCTTGAAAACTTCATCCCCTTGATTTACGGCGGTGCGCAGCGCAGACCCGGCACGGAGTTTATAGCAACGTGTAAAGCCAGCGATGTTGCATCGAGACTTATGGGGTTTGAACACTCTGTAGATGATACATATATGCTGGAGTTTGCTAATCAGGTCATAAGGGTGTTCAAAGACGGCGCGCGCGTATTTGCAGTGTTTGGTACTGAGGATTTGAGTTCTCTTTCGGGCAATATCACAGCGCATTGGAAGATGAATGACAATGCAAGTACTTCTGTAGTAATAGATGCAGATGGCGCAACTCACGATGGTGCATTATACGATGGTGCAGATGCTACGGGCGGCGCAAATCAGGAAACCGCAGATGTTACTGATACGGACGGTGTAGACGGCACGAACCGTTCATTTGATATGAGCCAGCTTGATACTTCGCCGGGTATGGTCAGTGTTACTGATAGTTCGGACTTCTCGTTCGATGACAGTTCAAGTGAGACATTTACTTTACACGCCTGGGTCAAGTTCACATCTACAGGAGTGCGTCAGGATATAATCACGAAATGGGCTACGGCGAATCAGGAATGGGAATTATATATAGATGACGACGATAAGATAGTATGCACGCTATACGACGATAGTGCTGAGGTATCTTGTAACATCACATCATCAAATGCGCTTACTGAGGGATTATGGCAGTTCATTGTTGTTACATATAATGGTGCAGGCGGTACGGATGCTGCGAACGGCATGAATCTTTATGTTAATTGGGTGCTTGCCGACGCTGCTGTTACTAACAGCGCAAGCTATGTTGCGATGGAGGACAAAGGCGCTGCCGTGTTAATCGGCGGCAGGAACGGAACTGCACAACAGGTTCAAGTTCCACAGGCATATAGACAGGGCGTGGATAACGCCGCACCTCTTATTGGTGATATGACCGCTAATGGAAAACTTATGGCCTCTTTTGATGGAGATAACGATGAAAATAGTGCCGATTGTTCATCATTAGCATCTACGGCAGTAGGGCATGTAGGCAAGGACTGGGGAGTTGGAAACGACAAAGTCATAAGCGGGTTTCAGGTATGGGGCGGTGCTGATAACGGATTTGCAAATACAAACCCGGATATAACGGTAACATTGCAGGGTTCTCCAAACAATTCTACATGGACTGGTTTAGGCAGCGTCGGCCCGACAACGGACACAGGCGGAAGTAATCCCGGCCCTAAAATGGAAAAACTAAGCGGCTTGTCCACAACAGCCTATCGGTATCACAGATTAAAAATAGCGTCGTCCGCAGGCGGTGTGAACCTTTTTTGTGCCGAAATAATCTTTTACGAAAAGGGTGGTGCATCGTTCGAGAATCAGTTAGACAACGTGGCAGTTTTCGATAAAGAACTCACATCGTCTGAGGTCGCTGCCTTAGTAAGCACAGACACTACAAGTCCCTTGGAAATCACCACTCCATACCTTACGGCCGATTTGTTTGAGCTTAAATTTGAACAGTCGGCAGATATAATGTTTATGACACATCCCAGTTATGAACCACGCAGACTTTCAAGACTCGGTGATACCGTTTGGACTCTTGCCGAAGAAGATTTACGTACCGGCTCGTTCAGAGACCAGAACACCGATACTTCTTTATTCATCGTTGCATCAGCGACGACAGGTGACATAACCCTGACCGCAACTGGAACTGGTAATCAGCCATTTGTTTTAGGGACTACCTTCGGTCATGAACCAAGTGGTTCGGCAGATTCTTCTAAATCAAAAACAGGAACATTATCTTTAATAAAATATAAGATATGTTCATGTGATTGTGCAAACC